CTTCAGACGTTAGCGCCCTCAATATTAAACTTAAGCCCTGGCAACCATCCGAAGTCAGCCTTAAGGATGATCAGTTGATGAGTGTGATACCCGCCACCGATATTGATGATGAATCTTATAATGCGATCATCGCCAGCGGGGTCTGCTCTCCTATCTGGACAAAAGACGTGCCTGCTAATTACCTAAAAAAAATCAAGGCAATCAACGTTACCAACAGATTCAAAGCCAGCGGGTATTCATTTGAAAACCCACTAACAACTTGTAATGAAATGGGCAAGCTAATGGACAAGCCCGCTAAAGCAAAGCTGTTCGGCAATACTCATATTTTTAAGGGTAGCGAATAGCGCCCACAAAAAACCCCGCCAATGCGGGGTTTTGTTTTATGGACCTATCCAATTAGTGCAGTAAGGATGGCTGGGATTCATGCCCGGTAAAGATCGGCACACGATTAACCTGGCCGGGCGTTACAATAATCATCGCTAACGTTTCGTGCGTTTTGAAAGAACAGCTGCAATTGATGTTCTGGCATTGGTGATAACGTTCTTTTGTCTCTTTTGAAATATATCGGCTGCTTTTAGCGTGTGCGGCGGTCTGGCATAACGGACAATGCATCATCGGTGGCGTCTCCCTGTAAGCTCGTAGCTTTAATACCCTTAAATCCCAAAATGAGCAACAACTTTCACTTATTGTGAATCATCTTCGTCTGATTCTGCCTGATACTCTACATCGGATAGTAAGACTTCAAATTCAAGCTGCGTGGCATACCCGCTACCGCTCAGGCTATGCGTCACTTTGCTGATAATCCACGGCTGCGCATCGATCACCGACTTAAAGCCGCTCACCCTGACCGGTGTCTCCGGGTACAGGTCGGCACGCCCCATCGCGAGCGTAAGCGAGAACTCAGCGACGCCGCGCTGCAGCTTATCCCACTTTGCTTTAGCTGCCCGCATCGCTGCCGCTTTCGTCGCATACACGGTCGTCAGCGTAAAAATGTTGTCTTCAGTCCCTGCGAGATAATCGCCCTCTCTGGCCTCCGGTGTTTTGGTCGCAGTCACCTTTTTCTTTTTAGCCGCAGGGTGCTCCAGCGCGCGCAGGTGCTTTACCTTCGGCTTGCGCTTCACCTTAACTTTCTTTGGCTTCGGGTCTTTGGTATGCAGCCAGCTCGCAGAGACGCCCGTGTATGCGCCACGGTCGGCAATGCTGAAGCTGTGCCGGTCGCCATCCTGCCGCGTGATAGTCATCTGCGGAATCGTCTTGCCGCTGGCAGTGACGCCGTTACCGGGCTTAATAAACAGAAGTCGCCCGGCCTTTACTGCCGCAACAGCGCCGTAAAGTGTAGCGAGTCGCGTCAGGAATTTAGCGTCAGTCTCCTGGGTCTGGTCGATATGAGCCACGGCAATTCCGGCGAAGCCATCGGCCAGCATGGGCTTTAAGTTATTGCGCGCGGCTATCTGCGTCACGACTTCCCCCAGGGTGGTGTCGTGATAGGACACCTCCCGGCGGGAATTGAGCGAGCCACGGAAATCAGCGCTGCGGGCACGAATGGTCATGGTGTCCGGCGCGCCGTGGTGCTCTACCTCATCCACCGTGAAATTACCTTTCCCGAAAAGCGTCTGGCCCTTCCAGCCGAGAAACAGCGTTATCACTGCGCCGCGCACCGGCATTGCCAGCTGGCCGTCGGCGTCGTCCAGCTCAATATCCAGCTGGTCAGCTTCGAAGCCGCGATTATCGGTCAGCGTCATCGAGATAAGGCGATCCCGGATATTGGTTGTGACGTCATTAGAGTTAACCTTCAGCATGAAATCCGGCGCCAGCTGCGCCCCGGCCTGCACCGGCAGGCTGCTTATCCCGATCATCCGAGCAGCCCCCCTGCAGTTGAAATCAGGCTACCAGCCGCCGATTTCACGCCGTCGATTGCTGACGTAAGCTGCCCTGGCAGACTGGCGGAACCGCTGATAAGTCCGTCAGCCTGTTTCTTCAGATCGCCAAACATGGACGTCAGAGACTCATCCACGCGCTTAAGGCTCAGGGTAAACATGATTTTACTTGCCGTTCCGTTGGGGTAGAACTCGCTGAAGGTGTTAGAAATACTCTCGATCACGTACATGCCGTAAATCATGCCACTGCCGCCAATCAGCGGCCACGCCATCCCCTCGTCGGCCATCAGGCGGATTGTCATCAGCGACAGCGAGCCGCCTGTGATTTCCGGGCGCAGCTCCCCGGATAGCGTGATTTTTTCATCGCCCGGCCCGATAAACTGCGCCGCCGGACGCTGCCCGAACCGGCTGTTAGTGGGCCAGCGGTAGTCGATATTCTGCTGCATATCCCCGTAAGGCAGGGTCTGTCGCATAAACGGCATCATGCCGTAAATCATCATCATCGCTTAATCCTCCCAGCCCATTTTGCTGCGGTTCTGCGCCTGGCGGTTGCGCTGCTCTTTTGCCTGGTGCTGCGCTATCAGCGCCATTGCGTCGTCTTTGGTCATACCCTCATGCATGTTGATTTCATACTGATAAGTATTCTGGCTGCGGTCGGTGAATCCGCCCCCGGCTGACGGGGCTGAAACCGGGCGGTAAGGCGCGCCACCATAGGCAATGTTGTATTGCAGCCCGCCGGTATCTGCGCCCGCGCCGCCGGTTGCCACCGGATCCGGGGACGGGACTTTGTCTTTGAGGCCATCGGATTTCGTGTCGATAATGCCGAGCTTATCCAGCACCCAGTTGATGCCGCCCATAAGCTGATCGAGCGCGTGGCTCGGGATTTTCAGCGCCTCGGCCAGCATGTTGCCGAACTTCTTACCCATGTCTCCGGCGGCAGCAAGTTCGGTCTGCGTGGACTTCACCGGCTCCAGCAGTTTGCCGAACCAGTCCCACAGCTCTTTGACCTTGCCACCTACCCACTCAAACACTGGCTTCAGCGAACCGAAGGAATCACTGATCGGCCCCATCGCTGCGGTAAACCCTTCGGCCATGCCTGCTATAAAGGCGCTGATAGGCTCCCAGTATTTGCGTACCAGTAGCGCCCCGGCCACGATTGCCGCCACGACGGCCACCACCGGCAGCGTGATAGCGCCGAGCGCGGCCGTAATAGCTCCGCCAGCGATGCTGAATGCCGTGCCGAGAAAACCCGCACCGGCAATCAGGGTATTCACGCCCGCAATCACCGGCCAGGCTACCAGCCCGATAGCGCCCAGCGCCCCGGCCAGCATCAGCCCGCCCATTACCACTTTTGCAATACCGCCTGCCAGCTCAGGGTTAGCTTTAATCCAGCCATCAACCTTAAGCAGCAGCGCCGCTGTGTCCTGGGTAAGCGTGCGCAGGCTGCCGTCGTTCTGATCAAACAGGTCGGTGCCGATAGCCTCATACGCAGACTGCAGCTCTTTCAGATCGCCGCCGAGGTTATCCTGCATGACCTGGACCAGCTCGGCAGTTTTGCCATCAGAGGCTTTAAACTCGGCGGTCAGCTGGTCGAGCTTGCCGGTTGAGGCAGCAGTCATCAGCAGGGCGGCCGATGAGCTGGCCTCCTCGCCGAATATGGTTTTCATGTACTCGGCGCGCTGGCCTGTTCCCAGCTTGTGACGATCAAAACTTGCCTGCATTTCTTTCAGGATGGTGAAGATCGGGCGGGTATTTCCTTTGCCGTCTGCGGTTTTAATCCCCAGCTCTTTGATAGCCTTAAATGATTCGCCGGTAGGAGCCTGCAGCCTGCTCAGCACGGCGCGGCTTCCGGTACCGGCCATTGAGCCGGTGATTTTCCCGTCATGCAGAGCGCCGATCATTGCTGCCGCCTGCTCGATACTGACGCCTGCATTTTTCGCTACCGGGGCGACGTAGGTCAGCGCATCACTCAGCCCGTCAAAGTCAGAAGCCGTTTTATTCAGCGTCATCGAAAGCACGTCGCCGATGTGTGCAACCTTATCGTTTGAGAGCTGGAAAGCTGATTTCATCCCCATCAGCAGCCCGGCGTTTTCCTCCATCGTGCGCTTGTTTGCCAGTGCCATGTTGAGCGTAACCGGCGTAACCGCCTGAACGGCAGCGGCATCGCCGCCGCCTTTGGCGATAACGATTTGCGCGCCTGCCGCATCATCGGCAGAGGCAGCGGTTGTATCACCGAGCTGGCGCGCCTGCGCAGACAGTGCTTTCATTTCCTTTGAGTCTTTTGCTACACCGAGCACGGCCTGCAGTTCGGAATTCTTCTGTGCAAACTCAAAGCCCGGCATCAGCAGCGAGGTTGCCGCCATGCCGCCGACCGTTGCCGCACCGATACCGGCCGCGCCCATATTGCGCACCTTGCCCGACAGCTCCTGCCCTTTACGGTAGCGCTCGCTGGTCTGGTTCAGTTGCTCCTGCTGTGCATTCAGCCGCTGCAGCTCCATTTTCTGACGGCTAAGGCTTACGGTTGCCTGCGCTGATGCTGTTCGCAGGCGCTGCTGCTCGCTGCTCAGACTTTTAGTGGAAATCCCCGCTGCGTTAAGTGCCTCGCGCTGCTGCTGCACCGAAAGGCGCAGGCTGTTGGACTTCGTCTGCAGCTCAGACGCTGCCTGACGGGCTTTTTCCAGTGCGCGGGCCTGCTGTGTCGTCGGGCGCTCCGTGTTTTTAAACTGCACGGCCAGCGCTGCTACCTCCTGCTTTGCGTCTTTGAGGCTCTGCTGCGTGACGGCCAGCTGCGCACTGGCCTTGCGGAAGCCATCAATTTTCCCCGCCTGCGCGTCCAGCTCCTTAATAGTCGTCTGCGTCTGGCGTATGTCAGATGACAGATTTTTGGCAGCGGTCTGCACGGCCTTGAAGGGACGCGAAGCTTTGTCTACCGCATTCAGCAGCACCTGAACCTTGAGGTTATTGCTCATCCGGGGTCGCTCCGCTGCGGATAAAGGCTTTATGCCGCCAGCCCATCAACTCGGCCAGCGGCATGTCGTACATCTCGG